TTGAGCCGCAACTGCGCCGGATGTTCGACGAGTTCAACCGCCAGGCGGCGGCCCGTCAGCTGTCCGACGCACCACATCTTTAAGGAGGGACCATGGCTTACATGGAGCAACTGCAGTCGGGGTTCCAGTCCCTGGTGGCAGCGGGGGAGGCCGGGCGGCAAAGTGCCGACGGCATGCTGGGCCCCATGAACGGTGCGATCAGCGACATCACCGGCGCCGCCTCGGAGCTGGAGAACATACCGTTTGTAGGGCCTGAGCTGGGCGCGAAGCTGCAGCGGACCATGCGCGGCATCACCGCCGCGCAAGCTGCGGTCGGTGAGGTGGCGGCCAAGTACAGCCAGGCGGTCACGGCGGCGAGCCAGATCCAGGAACGCATGGGCGCACTCAAGGAGCAGGCGGCCAAGGCCAGCGCCGCGATCAACCGCATCGGCGGCCAGATCAGCCCCAGCCTGGGCAACATCTTCCCGACCGGCGCCTTCGGTGCTGAGACCACGCCGGCGGCCGAGGCGGTGAAACCGTTCCCGCACCTGCTGATCATTCAGCCGTTCCGGGCTGCCGGCGAGGCTTTCTACTTCAACCTCGACACGGCGGCCTTTGATGAGCTGCGGCGGCAGACGGGCTTTCGTTGGGCGGCTCAGGAGCGCCTGACCCGCAGCATCGCGCAGCAGGCGGTGGGTCAGGGCGACGACAAGATCACCCTCAAGGGCGCGATTTTCCCGGGGTTCAAGGGCGGTCTGGGGCAACTGCAGACCTTGCGCAGCATCGGGCGTCGTCTGCAGCCGCTAAGCCTGACTACGGGCTATGGCGAGGTGCTGGGCACATGGTGCCTGACCAGCCTCGAGGAGGAACAGAGCCACCTGCTGGCCGGCGGCATCCCGCGTAAACAAGGCTTTTCACTGGAGTTTGTGAGCTATGGCGACGACCTGCAGAACGTCTAGCGGGGATCTGCTCGACACCCTCTGTCATCAGTATTACGGACACCTGAATGGCTGTGTCGAGGCGGTGCTGGATGCCAACCAGGGTCTGGCCGACGAGCCCCAGCCATTCCGGGCTGGAGTGTTGATCGTGCTGCCAGATCTGCAGAGCCAGGCCGAGGCCACGGTGCAGCTCTGGGACTGATTGCCCGTGCCACCTACAGACCCCGCCGCGTGCGGGGTTTTCCATTTCTGGAGCCTGAACAATGAAACCTGAGTTCCGAATCGTTGCGGACGGCAAGAACATCACCGCGCTGATCAATGACCGGCTGCTGACCCTGCGCACCTCGGACAAGCCTGGGATGGAGTCCGACGAGTTTGAGCTGCGCATTGATGACCGCGATGGCGCCGTGGCTTTGCCCAGTCGTGGGGCCAGCATCGAGGTGTACATGGGCTACAGCGGCCAGGCCCTGACACGGTTGGGCCGCTACACCGTCGACGAGGTGGTGGTGTCAGGTCCGCCGGACTCCATCGAGATCCGTGGCAAGGCCAGCGACATGCGCGGCAGTGGCAAGACCACGCGCAGCGGCAGCTGGGAAGGTGTGCCGCTGCAGCAGATCGTGCGCGACGTGGCGGCGCGCAATGGCTGGACGCCGGTGTGCCCGGTCACCACCAAGGTGCCCCGGGTCGACCAGCTCAATGAATCCGACTTCAACTTCATCACGCGCCTGGCCAAGCAATACGACTGCACGGCCAAGGTGGCGGACGGCAAGTTGCTGGTGTTGCCGCGACAGGCCGGGCAGAGCGCGAGTGGCAAGGCCCTGGGCACGGTCACTGTTCACCGCAGTGACGTGAGCCGCTACCAGTTTCGCCTTGGCGACAAGAGCACGCACAAGGCTGTGCAGACCAAGCACCAGGACAAAAAGAGCGGAAAGCTGAAGGTGGTCGACCTGGCCAACGATGAATCGCCCGATGGCCTATCTCCGGTGCATACCGACCGGCATATCTACCCGAACAAGTCAGCAGCCGAGCAGGCGGCCAAGGCGCGCTTGGCGGCGTTCAACCGCAGCACCGCCGGCGTGCGCCTGGAAATGCTCGGGCGTACCGACCTGTTCGCCGAACGCATGATCAACGCCCAGGGCTTCAAGGTCGGGCTTGACGGCGAGTACCTGGTGGAGTCGGTGGAGCAGACGTTCACCCAGTCGGGCTGGAGCACTACCGTCGAGTGCAATGGCGGCAAGAAAGGCAAGGCCAAGGCCGCCGGCAAGAAGAAAAAGAAAGAGACCAAGCCGCTCAGGGTTGAGCAGCTTTAACCCCACATCACTGGAGACGTACGCATGATCATTACCGCGCAGCAGCTGCTGCAGATCCTCCCCAACGCCGGCGCTAAAGCCGGCGTTTTTGTTCCTGCTCTCAACGCCGCTATGGGCAAGTACGCCATTGTCACCCGGCTGCGTATCGCGGCTTTCATCGCCCAGATCGGCCACGAGTCAGGCCAGTTGCAGTGGGTGCGCGAGCTGGGCGGCGACCAGTACTTGAGCAAGTACGACACCGGGACCCTGGCCAAGCGCCTGGGCAACACTCCCGAAGCGGATGGTGACGGCCAGAAGTACCGGGGCCGGGGGCTGATTCAGGTCACCGGCCGGGCCAACTACGCGGCCTGCAGCGAGGCGCTGTTTGGTGATGCGCGCTTGCTCAACACCCCGGAGCTGCTTGAGCACCCGGTGTATGCCGCGCTGTCGGCTGGGTGGTTCTGGCAGCGAGCGGGGCTGAACACCCTAGCCGACCAGGGGGACTTTCTTACCATCACCCGCCGCATCAACGGCGGCACCAATGGCTTGTCCGACCGCGAGGCGCTGTATGAGCGGGCGCTGAAGGTGCTGCCGTGAACGCGCTGGGCACACGCGGACTGATCGCCGCCCTGGTCCTGGGGCTTGCCCTCGGCGCCTGGGCTGCTTGGGCCTGGCAAGCCAACCGCTACGGCCAACAACTGGCCGCCCAGTCCGAGGCTAACCAGCGTGAACGCGAGCGGGCGGCGGTGGCGGTGATCGATTGGCAGGACCGCCAGCAGGTTGAGCGCCGAGCGCTGGAGGATCGCCTGCAGGTGAATGACGAAACCCACTACAAGGAATTGCGAAATGCTCAAACCGATCAGGCTCGCCTGCGTGACCGGCTGGCTACTGCTGATGTGCGGCTGTCAGTCCTACTCGCCGCCCCGGGTGGTGGCGGTGGGCTGCCAGCCGCCACCGGCGCCGGCGGCGTGGATCATGCAGAAGCGCGAGCCGAACTTGACCCGGCGGTTGCTCAACGAATTGTCGCCATCGCCGGCGACGGTGACCAAGGACTGATCGCCCTGGCGGCATGCCAGGACTACGTCAAAGAAGTGATTGTCCCGAAGTAAAAGAAGCGGCCGGCCTGGATGCGTCAACATCCCGGCCGGCCGCTGTCCCCGCAGATTGTCCCTGCAAGTCCAGCCAAGGCTTCTGCTTCGTGCACAAAGCGAAGCGAGCCTAGCACCTGTTTATCCATACAGTAAAGGTCTTGCTTTTTATGTCCTCTCCCATCATCCCTTGGATGGGCGGCAAACGCCGCCTGGCCGACCGCCTCATTCCTCTCTTCCCACCCCACGAATGCTACGTCGAGGTATTTGCCGGCGGTGCCGCGCTGTACTTCATGCGGCCTCAGGCTGCTCCTGTTGAAGTGTTGAACGACATCAACGGCGACCTGGTGACGCTGTACCGCGTCGTGCAGAACCACCTTGAAGAGTTTGTGCGCCAGTTCAAATGGGCGCTCAGCTCGCGCCAGGTGTTCGAGTGGCAGAAGATGACCCGGCCCGAAACCCTCACCGACATCCAGCGCGCCGCCCGATTCTTCTACCTGCAGCACCATGCTTTCGCCGGCAAGATCACTAGCCAATCATTTGGGACAGCGACGACAGCACCTGCCATCAACCTTTTGCGGATTGAGGAAAACCTATCTGCCGCTTGGCAGCGCTTGTCCGGTACCTACGTCGAAAACCTATCCTGGCTTGAATGCGCCGAACGCTACGACCGTGCCCATACCTTTCACTACATGGACCCACCTTACTGGCAGACTGCCGGTTATGGCGTGGATTTTCCGTTCGAGAACTACGAGCGAATGGCGGACTTCATGCGACGCTGCAAGGGCAAGGTAATGGTCAGCATCAACGACCACCCGGACATCCGTCGGGTTTTCGACGGGTTTCACTTCGAAACCGTAAGTATCCGGTACAGCACTACCAACCAACGCCAAACGATGGCTGACAAAACCGGAGAGCTGATTGTCATGAAC